AATCAATCGCAGGGATAATATTGCTAATATCTTTTCTGACTTCATTGAACCAGCGCATTACCAGTTATCTTCCTCGTCATCCTCATCTAGTCCGTCATGGTCGATATAGTTGTTACGCAATACCTTATCAATCGAACTATCAAATCCTGCCCAATCGGAGGCAGTTTCTTCTAAGTCAGTTACATGCTCATTAATGATGGCAAGAAAGTGCTCACAAGCACTTTCTTTATCTTTTACCGAAACATATGAGTTTACTGATGTCCATAGCTGGATGAAAACCGCAATTTCATCTTCATTCATTTTCAGTTTCTACCATATCTGTTGTTTCATTATCTTCTTCGATAATTTCTTCAATAGCGTCTACACGAATATCATCGTATTCTGCCATGATAAGATCCAACGCGCCGTTCTTGTTAGCATTCCAAGGTTTGCGGAACATCTTGATAACTTCGCCCGTTAATGGACTAGTATATTCCAAGCTATTGCCACTCTTCTTTAGAATTTCTTTTGCTTCAAAGAATTCAGTTAATCCACTGTATGGACTCATACCAGTTTCATAAGGAATTTCAACTTGTACACTCTCGAATGGTTTAGCGTATCGTGTTTTCATTACCTTACAAGCGGCACGAATACCGTGGACTTGCGATGTTTTATTGCCGTCTGCGTCTGTTTTTAGCTTCAACTTACGCATTGCCACAACAATACTACTCGCATAGATAAAGCCTTGACCACCAGAAATCTTATCATCTGGATCAAACATATCCTGCGAGGCGTATGTGTGGTTAGTTGCCATCAGACCGACGTTGTATTGACCTAGCATGTTAACAGTATTACGAACCAGTGATGTCAATGCTTTAGGTTTACGACCCAAATCACCCTTCATATCACCAGCTTCGAACTGCTTAACGTCTGTTGGTGTGAGCAACATACCCAACGAATCAACTACAAATAATACTTTTGGACGTTCTTCTTTTTCAGCATCAGCCCATTCTTTTTTGTAGTCAATCATAAAGTCACTAATAACACGAGCAACATCATCAATCATTGCCATGTTTAGTTTTAGTAGCTTTTCAGGACTAGTATCTACATCAAGCGCATGTAGCCACTTTTCATCAAGCGCATTCTCGGTGTCGATTAGGACAACAAAAATACCTTGCATCTGTGCTTGTTTGACGATATTACCAGCCGCAATGTATGATTTACCTGCGCCAGATTCGCCAGCTAATACTGATACTTTGCCAAGTGGAATACCTTTGTTGAAGTCTCCACTGATTAGTTTGTTTAGGGTAAAGTTACCCGTGCTGATCCATGTATCTGGATCATTAAACCCGACACTAAGTCCGGGTACCGCTTTAGTAATACTCTTGCGGAATTTTGTGATATCGAATGCTTTTGCCATTATTCGCTATGCTCCTATTTCATTTAAAATTTAATGGGGGTGAAAAGGAGACCCGATCTGGGTCTCCCTTAATGGTACATTATGCGCGGTTGCGAATTGCTGCCAAGATGTCTTGTGCGCTGGTTGGCTTGCCTTCTTCTGCTGCTGGAGCAGGAGCTGGTGCCGCTTGTTGAACAGGCGCAGGTGCCGGAGCAGATACAGGAGCAGGTGCTGCCGCGGGCGCAGGTGCCGGAGCAGGTGCTGAACCCTTGTTAGCATTCGGAGCACTATTTGAAGTATCAAATTGTACGCCAGGCGGACGATAGAAATTGCCCCAACGTTCTGGGTCATATACTTCGCCGTCTACACTTGCTTCAAACATTTCGCCAAGAATACGAAGTTCTTCGTCACCAGGCTGCTTTGGCATGAAATCATTAAGATTGAACAGGCCGTGTTGGTCGATGGCAGCACGTTCTTCGCTAGACAAGCCACGCTCTTTACGAGCCCAGTTACTAGTTGAATAATCTGCGTATTGACCTTTAGTAGTTTTTGTAAGACGGAAGTCCGTACCACCTTCATAATCGGTTGGTAGTTCTTCGAAGTCTGTGTCCATCAACGCTGCTTTAACAATGTTAAAGATGCTAGGATTAATCACAAAACGACGAATTGGATTCTCTGGTGCTTCCTCGTCAAGAGTGCTATCTGGTACGAAGCCTTGGAAGATGTAACTCTTCTTCTTCCAGTATTTCCGACCCATGTCTTCCATGCTCGGATCCTTGAACCAAGGACGTACTTCGCTGAGAATAGGACAGCTACCAACTGGTCCCCACATCTCATTACAAGGTACTTGTACTGTTACTTTGCGACTTTCACTGTCGCCTTTAACGCCTGCGAATTCGAGACGAATCATCTGGCGCTCACGCCAAAAGTATGTGTTGCCCGTATCTCCATCAGGGAGGAAACGAAGTACACTTGTTGAATTTTCTGGGATATTCCAAAATGGGTAGATTGCGTTATCGCCTCCACCTGAAGAACGACCACCTGGTCCTGCTTCTTGTTGCTTTAATTTTGCTCGGATTTCTGCCAATGATGCCATAGTTAATGCTCCTTTATATGTGCCTATGTATTTGCCTAATGCTGTCTGATTTGACAACACTATTTCGTGCCTTAGTATTTTGCCTAAAATCGGTAATACTTAGTTCGTACTACCAATATAACGTACTTTATTTATCTTGTCAAGTAAAAAGTTTCTTAAAATCGAAACTTTCTACAACATTTTCGATTTGTGTGTCATACTCGTCTGTTGGTACTTCACGCTCATTCGACGCGACTTTCAGTTTAGGCAACAGCGTAGTTAGTGCTTGTGCTGTACTTGTTAGTATAGCATCATCATCCACGTTGTCAACCAAATCCGCCGATTTAGATAATAAAACTGAAAGTTCTTTTTCGTTGTCGCCAATCACAGTAGTGAGATATTCCATTACTGCGCCTAGTTGAGAGTTCTTTGGTGCTCCCTTTAATGTGTCATTTACCATCGGATTTTCTGGATCATCAGATAGTTTCACGCTGCTTTGTAGATTTACAACGGTAGCATTGTTGATAAAAT